CAATTAAATTAATTAATAAAGATGCGGATGGGTTAGATTGTTTGAATATTAATTTACATAAAACAGATTTACGAAATAAACATATTAATTCTATTAAATTACAATTTTTATCCAAACAAATAAATAATGAAGTGATTATATCACAAGAAACTATTGATAGTAATTTAAAAAATACTAAATATAATGTAATGTGTGGATACAATTTAATATTTTATGATAATTTTTATCAAAATGAAAATTTATTAACACCTGAATTATTTTTACCAATTAAATATATAGTAGAACACCATACTATATCTGTAAATATTATAAACATTGTGAATATTTTATCTATGTTAAATGATTTGGAATTATATATTTCTTTTACAGAAATAGAATTTGACAAAGAATTAGATAATTTGTTTCCAACCCTCCAAATTGACCAAAAAATTCAAAGAAAAAATAATACATTTAATTTGTTTAGTGTTATGTTTGGCATGGGAGTAAAAGCATTTAATGAAGATTTACCAAAAATAGATAATCAAAATCTAATTATTATAAATTAGTAGATTGTCCAAACAATTCAGATATATCAAAATATAAATTTAATGAAAATGAAGATATTCAATCTAATTATTATAAATTAGTGTCCAAATGAATAAGTTAAATACTGTTTGTACTTTCGCGTTCGTCTTTGCGGTCGTCGTTTTCGATATTGCGTGTATTTTTTGACTTTACGGCCGCCAACTTTATAGTTAGCAATTTCTTTTTGTAAATCTATTGCTTTCCGCGTGAGTGATACTAACAGGGTCGTTGCTGTCCTTTTGTTTGACAACAATTGTGAATTAGTTGGATTTTTTTTTAATTCTTGTTCTATGTTCACTATATCTGCCTTGTATTTAGTAATGCGGTCGCGAGTTGATTGTAGCGAATTCACGGCAGTATCGCGTGGTGATGATACAGGAATTGAACTTTCAGTTTCGATAATCGAATTAGGGTTATTGCTACTATCCACCGGTTTTGATTGTTTACCACCCATTATATATATAATATAACGTTCTAAAATAAAAAAACGTTTGCTATTTTTTAAAACGTCTCTTAAAAGAATTATTAGAGAGAAACGTACTTTTTAGAAAACGCTTTCTCTCTTGGGAGCTATTGCTGGAAACCGGGTTTTAAATAGTTAGTCATAATGTAGAAGATAAATTTTGTATGTTTATTTGCGTAAAAAAATAAATAATATTACAAATTATAAAAAATATTTTGATTTAATAATATTCTATAAATATTATTATTACGCGATGGAAACATATACCCATAATTTGAAGATTATTTTAGTCGACCTCAGTGGAAATATTGTAGTTGATGATGATTTTCTAGACGAAATTAAGAATGCGTTATGTCAATCAAAAACAAAAAAAGTAGAATGGAATGGACAAAATCTAGATGTAACGATTCAATGGCACAGAAAAGATTTGAATAATTTACAAAAACAATTTATGGGAGATTTATTTACAACCCCTATATATGATTCGGATAAAATTATTGTAAATCATACAACCCAGATGATTTCATGTTATGACTGTTACAACATAAAATTTTATATATCCCGAGTTATTGGAAATAAAACTATTAGCAAAGATTCGTGTGGCATAGTTTATTAATTAATAAGATAGGCGGTGTAAACTAAAAAAATAAATTAAGTATTTTAATTTAATAAATATATATATAAAAATATAAATTAAGATTGTAAAGAAAGTTTCGCCGCATTATCATCCTGGAATTTTAGCTCTCGAGCAATTATAAACAATTTCAAAAGAACTTCGTCTACGTACAAAGAATCGTTAAAAAAAATCCGCTCAAACTTATTTCTCAGTTCAATGATATCTAAGTCTTCGCCGTAGTCGCTTATTCGCTCAAAGTTAATCAGGACATTCTCGTCTTCGCTCAAGATGCCGTTTTCTAATTCGCGAACCAAGTCGATAAACAATGAAAAATGGCATCGCACCATGGTCGCATGTTTTAATGAATTTATTTGCCCGACTGGCTTCATTTCGGTCAACAACGTGTTCAAAAACACCGCTCCATCTAGGCTATCCATCAGACTAGGAATCAAAAACAACTCCCACTTTTTAGTTACAGGAGGACGTACGACAGTCATAAATTGAAACAACTCAGGCGTAAAGTATTTTTTATTAAATCTTAAAAAATCATACAACAAACGCCCATCGCAAGTGGGGCAATTTCCAGAACGTACGTCGGCTAAAGTACTCATACTGTGTTTGTATTTAATAAAAGTATTTGTATAAATAATGAAATTATTATTTTTTTCTTTATGATTATTTTATATATTTGTCTTTTTTTAAAAAAATAGAGAGAAACGTTTATCATTCTCTCCAAATACTTTTTTACGCGGAAAAATAAAAAAATAACAAAAAAATAATAATTTCATTATTTCAGAAATACTTATTTTAATAAATTTGAAAATGATTTCTTATAACAGCAGTTGGGTAAAGTGTTTGAGCAGAGATTGCGAAGAATATGTTCAAACACAAACACACGAAACGCCGCTTTGTATTAATCATCGCACATATGACACTTCCGTAACACCAGAAGAAAAAGACATGTTTGAAATGAATGACACGACTCAGCACGAATTCTTTGAAAGATGTAAAGAATTAGAACAACGGGTCGCCGATGAAACCTTTCAATTGGCATCAAGCAATTTTAAATCGCACGGCAAGATGATTCGATGGAACAAAAACTTTGACATGTGTTCGAACTGCGGCGACGTCACCACATGTTAGTATATTTCAAAATATTATAGTTTTATTATTTTAACTATTTATCATAGTGTTTTTTTTTATAGATGAGGCAGCCTGCGAGAAATGTAATTGTTGCGGCGAATGTAGTGCTGTAAAAGTGTGCCCCGCAGCTAAAAAATAAAAATGTATATAATAAAAATATATTTAAAAAAAAATTATTTTTATTTGTTTAATTCATATTAATTCATATTTTTAAAAAAGCATTAAAAGTAAATAAATATTTACATATAATAAAAAAATAAAATGAGCGACCCAAACATAAAAATCATAAGGACTGATTTAAGTCAGCCACCACCTAAGTCACAAGAGAGCAAAAAAATAAACTTTATTCCCTCTTCATCAGAAGAAATTCCATCCACATTTGAAAATGTAAACGAAAATGATGAGCTGACCGAATTCAATCCGGATGACCTTTTGGCTACACCCGACGAAAAAAGTTTGGAACCTACAATGGATGAATCTTCCACAACAGTAGCAGAAAATGGAGACTTTCGAGAGGACCAAATGGGCGATTTAGAAAACGAGGAAACTTTTGATGAAGAAACCGTAGAGGTTGAAACAAAAGTTTCTGACGAGGAGTTAAACAAGGCGATAGAACAATACTACAGGAAAAAATCTGCGTACGACCAAAACGTCATTGCTTTAAAGTCAAGTATAATGTCAAAACCGTCAAAACCGAATTTTAGGTTTAAACAAAAACACGATGAAATGCGAAAGGTAAACGCACCGTGTGTCAAATGCGGCAGGGCCGTAGGGACTATTTTTAAAACAACGGGGCATTTTGAAACGGAACAAGAGCCGTACAAGTGCCAGTACCGTGTTTTAGAGGCCAAATGCGGCGACACTCAGACTCCTTGTAAATTAAATGTGAATATTGAGTTGGGTTGTTACAAGTTGATTCCTGATATTATTCATTCTGATAATAAGAAAGTACAACGTCTTCGTAATGAAACCATCAAGGCAAAAAACGATCTATTATACGATATAATTGCCCCGGAGGACGCCATTACCAAGTTCAATGAAATCAAACAAAATATGGATGTTTTGAACAGCGTAGTAGATTTTTACACGACGCGATACTCTAATATTTTAAATAACAAGGAGTCCGACGAAGATATGAAACAATTGCTAGAGGTTTTGTTTGAGGCGGTCAAAAAAAACAAAGATTTATGCGATGATTATGAAAAAACCAAGTCTATGGATAATTTAAAAGCGGTTGTTGAGAATTATCGTGCGATTTTGGAACCCAATTTGTTAAAGGTTCGTAACATAAAATATCAATTTTGTCAGGTGAACTTTGACGAAGAGGAAGAAACATATTCATTGGTTCAATACAAAGTAACGCCGAAGCAGCTGGAATGGAATTCCGATATTTTCAGAGACTCTAGTATTAAAAGAAATGAATTTTAAAATTTTAATTAATTATTTCTAATATTACACAACCCAATTTTCCCATTCTATAACTATTGTCGTTATTTTCACCGTTATAATTTTTTTGATGGAGTACTGCACAAAAAATATTTAAACAAATTTCAAATAACAAATAAAAAAAACTTAAAAACATATTTTTATTATTAAACTAAAAGAACTATGACGGAACTACACTATGACAAAGAAATTTATGGTATATTGTGTTTAAGGAATGACGTCCTATTATCGGGTGGAAGCATTATGTTTGAAATGAAGTTTCGGTCGTTTGACGAGACGGAGAAGTCTAAGCTAAAAAAAAATATAGATAAGACCGATAATTTAGGTAGTTGTAGTTTTAAAATACTCAAGTCGTTTTGCTCTGATTGTTCAAAGAAGTTTTTTTGTGCTAACTGGGATGAATCTAGGTCGTTTTTGTGGGCCAACGCAACGACGGAATATATTTTAAATTTATTATCTTAGTTGTTTGTTTGACACGTTGGTGACTTAGGAAACTTGGAAACAGATTCAAAAGGTTCCGCTAATTATACTTTTTACGATAACGTTATCAAACTTCGAGGAAACAAGGCCAACATAATTGGGCGAGGACTAATAATACATGCCGACCCAGATGATTGTGGAGAGGGGTCTTCGCCAAACAGCCTAACCACCGGGAATGCGGGTAAACGAATTGCGTGTGCGGTCATTGGCTTTTCAAAAAAGAATTTCATATAATTAAATTTATTTTTAAGTTGCCTGTAAAATTGTTTATCTTTTTTTTGTGTTTTTATTGTCCTTTTTTCCTCAAGTTCACAAACTATAGTATCAATATTCATTCCAATTTATTTTAATATATAAAATACAAGTATACAAGTATATATAAAATGATACTTCATTACATTTCTTTGCCAATATTCTTAGTTAGTTTTGCCATTGGGATGTTTTTTATCTATATTTTAGGCCCAGAAACCAAACGTATATTTATTTACCCTAGCCCAGAAAACGTAAACCGCATTTTGTTTAAAGACGTCGCCGATAATTGTTTTTCATTTAAACCCGTAGAGGTTGAGTGTCCCACAGACGAATCAAAAATATCTTCCATACCTATACAAACTTTGTCATCTACCGAAGATTAAAATACTTATGTTATAAATAATATATGTTTCTCTCTATAATATAAAAAAAGAATGCATCTTGGTAAGTTTGTTCATACCGAAACTGGTAAATATCTGATGTCTATACTGTTAGGGTTTGGCTTAGCATCCTTGTTTAGAACCGTTTGTAAAGGTAAAAATTGTGTTATTTTCCATGCCCCCCCTTTAGATAAAATTGATGAAAAAATATATAAATATGAAAATAAATGTTACAAGTTCACTCAACAATCGACAAGGTGTGATGAAAGTAAAAAAATTATCGACTTTGCGTAATTAATATAATCAATCAATCTGTTTAGTACTTATATATAAAAAAATACCGCATGTCTTCAGATACTACTAGCATTATGGATTTACCAATGGACCCCACCGGCGGCGGAAATCAACAAAATATATCTATTTCCTCTAGTGAAACCGGCAGCATTAGTCAACAGCAACAAAATAATATTACTTTAGACCAAACAACAATTAGTCAAATTGTAAATGGACTTCAACAAGCAAGTAAAACCGGGGCCACACAATTACGTTCTAGGGATATTTCCATGTCAACCGATGGTCATACTCATGACCCATATGTTCAACCAAACTATGTACCAGAAGTTCAAGAGAATAAAGATTATATTAAAGATTATGATAGCAACGAAGATATATTAAACAGCTACAATCAGGGTATTAAAAATTCAGATAATTTGGAAGATATGTACAGCACCATTCAATTACCAATATTGCTTGCCACATTGTACTTTTTATTTCAACTGCCATTCTTTAGAAAACAGTTGTTTAGTTTTATCCCTTTTTTATTTTCAAGCGATGGTAATTACAACATCAACGGATATTTGTTTACTAGTGCTTTGTTTGGGTTCATGTTTTATATTTTAAATAACGTTATTTCCAATTTTAATAAATTCTAGTTCAAGAAAATCGTCAAGTATAAAAAATTGTTTTCATTATTCAGTATACGATATATGCTTCAGCTTTACATAAATAAATTAATTGAAAACTTACCGGATAGTGTTAAAAATGTTAAAAAACCTTTAAAGCTTGATTTAATTTTAGGCGGTGGCGTGTTTAACGGCAGTTTTTTAATTGGTGCACTACATTTTTTAAAGGAAATGGAAAAAAGAAAATATATAAAAGTTTGTCGCATATCAGGCTGTAGTATAGGTTCCTTAGCAGGTTTATTATATTTCAGCGGGTGTGTTGGATTCGATGAATTTATATATGATGTAATGCGTGCTAACCTTAACAAAAAACATAACTTAGATATGTTATTAAAATTGCCAGAATTATTAAAAGAACGCGTACCAGATAATGTACTTGCTCTGGTGAACAACCGTTTATTCATATCTTATAATAATTTGAGTTCTGGTACAAAAGCGACAAAATCAACTTATAAGACACACGCAAAACTAATCGATACTGTTATAAGGTCTTGTTATGTTCCTTTTGTAATTGATGGTGACATTCTTTATAAAAACAAGTACATGGATGGAATAACTCCTTATATTTTTGGTGTTAAGAGAGAACGAAAAGTCTTGTACTTGAATGTTCTTAGTTATAAAAACATTTTACAATCAATTAATATTAAAAATGAAAAGTCAAATACACATCGTGTATTAAGCGGTCTTATTGATATTCATAGTTTTTATATTAAACAAACAAGTTCTGATATGTGTAGTTACGTTAACGATTGGAGCACAACAGACAAACTTTTTAATGTCTTTACAATATTATTAGAGAGAATTATAATACAAAGTATTGGATTGGTGGTTTTAATTAGAAGTTGTATGACGTGTGATTTTAACGAGACCGTAGTAGGTAAATTGTTTATACATTTTTATAAATATTTGTTAAACAAATATTTCTTATAAGTATTTTAATTTGTAAGTATTATTATATAAATACCTATAAATAAATGAATAGACAATTAAATTATAAATTCCAGAAAAAAGATCAAAGAGATCATAAGTTTTTTAAAATAATAGTAAAACCTGGCCAAATATCAGCGTCTTTTAGTCTTCAGAATAAAATAGGTGCGATTTTAGACCAAGGAGATATAGGTTCTTGTGTTTCCAATGCTTTTGCACAATACATAAACATGTCAACAAATAAAATTGTTAAAATCTCAAGATTACAACATTACTATTGCGGGAGAGCACTTGATGGCGATTCCTCTACAGCAGATACTGGGTTAGATATTAGAATGGCTGCTAAAATAATTCAAAAATACGGGGCGTGTTCTGAAAGTGTGTGGCCTTACATAACCGCAAAATTCTCCCAGTTACCACTACTGAGTGTTTTTAAGGCATCTAGATTGTTTCGCCAATATAACTACACGTTTCTTAATCAAGACCTAAGTAGTTTAAAAACATGTTTATTCATAAACAAATCGCCAATTATATTTGGTTTTTATGTTTACGATAGTTTTATGAATAGTCAAGGAGGTATAATACCTCTACCCAATGTTGAAACGGAAACATTACAAGGCGGGCACTGTATGGTTATAGTAGGATACGATGACATAAAACAGACATTTACTTGTGTTAATTCGTGGGGAAACCAGTGGGGCGATAAAGGGTTTTGTTACATGCCATATGCTTACGTAGTAGATGCTTCTCTTTGTAGTGACTTTTGTAAATTAAACTTTGTTTTTTAAAAGTAATATTTTCTCTTTTTTTTTCTTTTGGTGACGTTGTTTTTCTTATTATAACCCCATAAAAAAATCCCGTTTTTTTGAGTATGTTTTTTTTTTCTTAAATTTTCTTTATAAACAGTACGTTTATTTCCAGGTTTATAATTTAAAAACCATTCTTCAAATTCCGACAACCCGCGTTTGTTTTTCATTTCCTTGAATTTTGCCGCCTTTTCTGCCCTCATTTCTTCCACTGTTTCCTGATGACCGTAACAAGTAATGCTAAACCTTTTTAATAGCCCGGTTTGTTTTAACCGATTTTTACTTTGAACCTCAAATAAAAAATCAGCCATGCATAATATGCGATCACTGTAACTTTTGTAGTAAGGCCTATCAGAGTACAAAAAGGCTAAGTAAAAGCTTAATATTGTATCAATCGTGGCAATTTTTACAGGCCGACCACTTATTTTCAACACGTTGTAACTATGACAGGCTACAGGTTTGTATATAAACGCAACCGTTTTTGCTTCTACTTGAACTTCATAATGCAGTGGTATAATCTCACCAACGGCGTCCCTCTTTATTACTTTGCAGTTATTTATTTTATGGTCTCTTAAACGTTCAATCAGAATTTCGGAGGTTGTTTCAGGGTTGTGTGAAATAACATCAAAATCTACAGTTTTAAATGTTGAGACGCTTAACCTTTTTGTTTTTGGCATATAATTGGTGTATTGTGACATGGCAAAACCTCCAAAAAATACAACTCCTTGGTTTATAAAAACTTCTTTTATAACATTATAAATTTCATTTTTAATTGGCACAGGGTCTCCCTTAAAACTACTACAATCGCCGAGGGAGCGGTCTATTGGATGATATTTATTTATTAATGTCAATCTTTTCATAACTTTTTCCCATCTAGAAGTATCCCCCGCTGGGCGGCTCAGCTCTAAATACATTGACATTCTTAAAAAATTCGGATCCACGTGCGAAATACCATTGACTCTTACTGATTTTTTTTTAATAATTTCAAATAAATTTTTAGGTAAACTAGTAATGTCAGCCATGCCTTGATAATTAACAAATACTTTATAGGTTCCGTGATGTTGTCCACTTCTGGCTTCGACGTCACTATAACCAAGATTATGATAAACATTGGCTAACTCTTTGGCGTCTTTTAATGCGTCTGGAGAAAAGAAATCGTAATCCGGCAAATCGACGTCCTGATTATATATCTTACTGTCATGCGGTAGCTGTGCATTTATGCTAATTCCTCCATAGCAAACTAGGTTTTTCTTTTTTATAAAGTTTTCTACTACAGAAATCATTTCTTTAATTTCAGGAGAGTTTAGGGTTACCTTCGCCACCTTTTCTTGTGCCTTGTCCACCTGTATTCTTAAAATGGCTAGTTCACAATCACTGAAATTCATATCACTGGAACAAATTTTATTTTTCATAGTATTATAAATATACACACACATTATATTTATAATTTCCTCTAGAAAAATTTATAATGTACTAAGTCACACAACAATTTACGTTTTAAAACTGTAATAATCGGTTTCTGTAGTACGTGTTGCGTAAGAATTTGCGGGATTCTGAGGCTTTGGATCTGGAATAGTAATTTCTTTATAACGCAATTCTTCAGGTTTTAAGCTAAATGCCTGACCTGTACGATCAAATATTAATTTATTCATTTCAAGAAATGCGTCTACTGTTTGGTATCTCATTGCAACCATTTGACAACCAACGTTTCCACATAACAAGCTACTGGGATTTGGCGGGTCTGAGCCAGCCTCAGGAAAAACAATAGTCATGTTTTTTTTATTAAACTCTCTCAGCTCATTTAAATCTGGATTGTTTTTGACATCATTGTAAACCATTGACCTCATAAATATGGAACCGCTAGTTAGATTTACATATTCAAGAAACGCAGCATTATCTAAAAATGTCCTACTATAACCTTCATTACGATCCACTATAATAATAATTTTATTTCGAAAACTTAATAATGGTTCTGCACCTAGATTAAACCCATCGTTTTCAAAACTATATTTTTTTCCAAGTAAATCAGTATTGTATATTTTCATAATATTAGCTAAATTGGTATACATTTCTTGTTTGTTAGACATGAATCTTAAATGTAAAATTATTGGATCCGTCCAATTTGGTGACGTACTACTAGAAAACGCATAATTTTTAACCGTGCTCATAACATTACCAAAATCGACCGAGTTGTAAGTTTCTTTTGTATAATAATTTTCCGATGTACTTGTGGCAACAACTGGTCTATTATTAATTGAGTAAATTTCAAAATCTAGACATCTGACTCCTTCTTTAAGAACTGCCTTTAAGTTACATATATTTACAAAATCATTCTTATAACTGCCGCCAGAACACGCGTTGTATGCGGTTTTAATATAATAATCCCTAAGATTACCGCTACAATCGGGATTACTTGAATTTATCGATATGATATTTGAATTATTAGTACTGTATAATGTGTTCATGTAATCACATTCTTTCATCTGAAGTTTAGACAAGTAAATAGCGTAAATAATCGTTAAAACAACAATTAACAAACCGCACGCTATAGCTAAATAATCAACTAAAGATGATGACATTATTATTTTACTATAATAAGTTATTATTTTTAATTCTAGATAAAATATAAAATGTAAACTTATTGTAAAAGAAGTAAAATGTCCGTTCAATCATGTCCTTCTTCAACAGAAATTAAAAAAAAATTAAAAAGTACTTACAATTTAAGCGACGACGAAGCGATACTCATATATGAAGGGTTGATTGAAATGAGGAGGAGTGAAAAAGAACAACTTGGAGGAAGAATAAAAGGAAACCTAAATAATCAGCACGGTGGCGTTAAATGTAACACTTTGAACTATTACTACAGAAACGCTTTGGTTTTATTAGCCTTCGGAGCAGGAATTTCTGCTTGTTTTTTATCAACCAGAAAAGCAGAAATTGCCAAACATTTTTTTTGGACATTGAAAGATATGTTTGACCCTAGATATTTTAGGGACAGTGCTGACGGAATAAAATCGGTTACGGCAGGCCTTGCTTTTCTAGAAAAAATTACCAAGTTTTTAATTGAGTTTGTTAAAAAACCATCTGAAGGCGGGGCAACAATGGGTTGGGTAACAAATATATTTTTATTGTTATGTGAGGTTGATGAAAATAAAAAAACAACAGAAGAAGCTAAAATAGATATAACAAAACTTGTTAAAGAAGCGGCTGAAGAATTACTTAAATCAGAGGGAATAAATTACACAACATCACCATTTATTAATTATATCAGTAATGATAGTATCATTTATAATAAAAAAAAAGAGCTAAAAATATTGGTTGGGGATACAATCATAACCATATCACCTAGTGTTACCCCTGCTGAAGAAGAAGAACCGCCTGCTCTTAATATTTTTAAAATTGAAGACCCCGAAGTATTAGGCTACAACGCTAACGCACTTGGCTACAACGCTAACGCACTTGGCTATGGCTATGACATGTCTAACCCAGATAGTGAAGAACCCGTCTGGACACACATCAACACACTTCCCGACTGGTCTAGTATGTATACTGGAAAAAAGGGTGGAAAAAGAATAAGAAAAAAAACAAATAAAAAGACCAAAAGAATAAGCGGAAAAAGTAGAAGAAGTAGAAGAAGAAGATAGAATCAGTGTTTAGTATTTTTTTCGTCTTGTTGTGTTGAATTTGTTAATATGTTTTCTGGCTGATGTATTATTATTTTTAATTTTTTTTAATGTTTTATTATTTTCAGTGTTGTAATTATATTTCTTATAGACCTTTTTCAAATAAGACTTTGAAAAAATTTTCGATGGAATTCTGGATTTAGATGTTTCCTGAATAATTACTTTTATTTTAGGTTCGTAAAATTTAGGTAACCTGTTTATAATTTGTACTTCTTTCTCATTGAGAGCGTCGCTAAAATAAATAAATTCCTTATCTGTAATGTTTAGCAATATTTGGGCCGTAGTTCTTACAAATTTTGAACTTTTATTTAATTGTGGGTTGTACTTTTGTGTTAAATATTTGTCTCGATAAGGATGAAATCTTGGATCAATATTAGAATAATTTCTGTTCATAACACCCAACACTTCATCATATTTTTTAACCTTTTTCAATTCTTCCTCTACAATTTTTTTCCTTAAAAAAGAAGAAACGCCTTTTTTCCCAGTTTGATATCCGGAATCAGTGTCTATGCCGTGGTTGCTTAAAACAATATTTTTTTTTATATTATGTGTTTTAATGGCAAACTGGTCATTGCTTTCTTCAATCTGGTAACACTTACCTTCAGATACTAGCAAGGTATGTCCTTCTACAATTTTAAAAAAACGGTCTCTACGTAACAAATTTTGTACACTCTCTTTTTCGCACAAAATATTGTGAAAAACATTACCTTTTACCATATGGTGTTTTAGATAATCTGGATTTTTTTTAATTTGGCGTCGAACAGACACGCGTCCAGGGTTATAAAGGGACGAGTTTACCATCGCACAACCGTGTTCGTTCATGCCTTCCATCCAATTCGTATCCAAATCTTTAAAATAAACTAGTTCAATGCCATTTACGATTTCATGTATTATTTGTATGTCCGTTTTGTAAGTACGGTCGCGATTTTTAGCCAAAATTTGTTTTCCACCAATGTTCGCGTACAAAATTACGCACATCTTTGAATTTATATTAAATAAATATTATTAATTCAATACAATTTAAAATTTAAATACCTAGCTATATTAAATAAACATACTGACATGGCAGGCGGGCTTCTTAATCTCGTCTCGGAAGGACAACAAAATGTCATACTAAATGGAAACCCAAGCAAAACCTTCTGGAAATCGACTTATCAAAAATATACAAATTTTGGAATTCAAAAATTCCGAGTTGATTTTGAAGGTGCTCGTACACTTCGTCTCACAGAAGAATCCAAATTTACATTTAAAATTCCTAGATACGCCGATTTATTGATGGATTGTTATTTATCTATGGAGCTTCCCAATATTTGGTCATGTATTTTGCCGCCACAAATAATTACAAACCCAGATGGGACAACTTCATATACTGACTGGGCTCCGTATGAGTTCAAATGGATTGATAATTTGGGAGCTATTATGATTAAAGACATACTTATTACGTGTGGAAATCAAACACTTCAAGAGTTTTCTGGACAATATTTGTTGTCTGCTGTTCAGAGAGACTTTTCTGCCGAGAAAAAAGCACTTTTTAATGAAATGACTGGAAATATACCAGAGCTAAATGATCCAGGAAACGCAGGAACAAGAGTTAACTCTTATCCTAACGCGTTTTATACTAGTAGCCCAGCTGGACCTGAACCTTCTATTGTAGGACGGGTTTTATATGTTCCGTTAAACGCTTGGTTTGGAATTAAAAGTCAAACGGCCTTCCCGTTGGTTTCTCTTCAATATAATGAGTTACACATTACAGTAACAATGAGACCAATTAATGAAATGTTTCGAATCCGCGATGTATTTGACTATGTTAATAATTTTCCATACGTGGCACCAAATTTTAATCAATTTTATCAGCAGATGTATAGGTTTCTTCAACCACCTCCAGACGTAGAATTAGAAATGGGTTCCTACGTTGATACTAGATGTATTTGGAATTCTGATATCCACTTAAATTGTACGTTTTGTTTTCTCTCTAACGATGAAGTCCAGTTATTTGCTAAGAATGAACAAAAGTATTTATTTAAACAAGTACAAGAAACCAGCTTCTATAATGTTACAGGTCCCAATAAAATCAAACTAGACTCGATTGGATTAGTGTCAAGTTGGATGTTTTACTTCCAAAGAAGTGATGCTAATTTAAGGAACGAATGGACTAATTATTTCAATTGGCCTTACAATTATATTCCAAATGATATTATCTTAGCACCAACCCTTGGGACTGCTGTCATAACAACAAGTGGAGAAACCCAATCTGAAATTGGACCGGGAGTAAACCCAACCGGTTTACTAACTGGGCTTATGATATCAAGTGATTACAGCATACAAAATATTAAAAATATATTGCTTACACTCGGAATATTACTCGACGGAAATTATAGAGAGAATGTACAACCAGTGGGAATTTATAATTTTATTGAAAAATATGTTAGAACATCAGGTAAGGCTCCAGATGGATTGTATTGTTATAATTTTTGTTTAAATAGTTCTCCATACGACTTACAACCATCGGGTGCAATTAATATGAGCCGATTTTATTCAGTTGAAATGGAGTTTACTACCATTTTACCTCCATTAGATTTACTTGCTCAGGTGTTAACTATATGTGACCCAACAAGTGGCGACATTATTGGTATTAACAAACCAACTTGGAGAATTTATGAATACAATTTTAATATGTATCTAATGGAAGAACGAATTAACGTTGTTACGTTTATCGGTGGCAACTGCGGTTTAATGTACGCAACGTAAAAATTCCATTTTATTTTTATTTTTTCTTTATTAGTAAAAAAAAATAAAAATATAAAATTAAATCTTGCTTAAAGAATAATCATTATTCATGAAATGTTAAAAAACGATGTGGACGCCGAATGGATGAAATATATATCAAACGGTGAAACTAATAACTCATCAGACGCAGAGTCAGCAGATGATTGTTGTGACGTAGAAAATCACAGTGAGTCACTTTTACAATTTGGAAATGACAAACTAAAAACTACTCCTATAGCAACGCCAATTTACATCTCAACTAAAACAAAGCTAGCGTATTTGACTATGCCAATTTTACTTAAAGAAACCTTTTGGAGTATTCCAGTTATAAGTTATGGTACTCCACAAAATGGAGTGATCAAAAAACAAATGAAATTTAACTCCCTAATTCAAGAAGAATACGAAGATGTGGTGAACCGGTTAAAACACGAAATTCACTACGATGAACATGTTATTACTCACATTGATAATCCGTTTGGTCGGGTTAAATTTAAAGACATTCGAAAAATAAGTATTGGAATTTGTAAAAAGGATTTAATGAGTTACCGGTGCAAACAAAAAAGTGCCTTTTATAATTGTTTTGTCTTAATATTTAGAATTAAAAGACAAGAAAACTTCAAGGATTTTCACGTTAAGATATTCAACACAGGTAAAATTGAAATTCCAGGCATTCAGTCTGAAGACACATTTCAGGTATTGTTAAAGATGATTTTATCGACTCTGTACCCATATTATGGAAACAATATTGGTTACAAGCCCGATAATATTGAGACCGTTTTAATTAACTCAAATTTTAATTGCGGTTTTTATATAAATCGCGAAACATTATATGATACCTTGAGGTTCAAGTACAATATTCAGGCCATATATGACCCTTGTTCGTACCCAGGAATTCAATGTAAATTTTATTTTAATCCAGCGGTAGAGCATCAAACTGGTTCCCAAATATCAGAATTAAATCGGGCTATTTATAAAAATATAACGGAAGTGTCGTTTATGATTTTTCGAACTGGCAGTGTACTCATAGTTGGTCGCTGCGACGAAGACGTTTTGTTTTACATTTACGATTTTTTAAAAATAATACTAAGTAATGAATTTAAACATATTTGTCAGAAAAATGTCAATATGAGTGGAGAAGTTGATTACGATTCTTTTCAAAGCCAGGAGAAGAGTAACCTGCCAAAGAAAATTAGGCGTAAGTGCTTAACCGTCACAAATGATAGTAGCTTATAATATTTTACTTTATAATATTGAAGAACTAAACTCTTTTTTAATACTTATAAAAGTTTTTTGTGACAGTCGTTGTTTAGGAGAAAAAAACGCAAATATTCTTTATGTATATTTTTGCTTAAAATACTTATTAATTCTATTAGTACTTAAAGATTTAATAGAATAAATTCTATTATTATAAAAACACATGTCTGAAAGTAAACCCGCTGATACTTACCGCTTGCCGGCTGAAGTTACCCTAAAACACGCTGCTAAATTAGGCATTGTTGAAGATAAACCTATTATGCTCGACTATTGGGCAGCCTCGTTAGATAAAAAAGCACTTATAGGAGTTAAAGAAAACGGTGAAAAACTACTCGTTAAGAGTGAAGATGAATATACTAGTTCCATATCCAAATTTTACAAAACTGGAACCGAGTATATTATTATCACGGAAAATTCAATTTACCTAGTTTCTAGCGACATCCCAACAAAAAAAATTAGTTAAGTAAAACAATTTAAAAGCACAAAAGGTATATTACACATATATAGAAAAAGAAGAAAAATAACTTAAAATTTAATAGTAAAAATACAATGTATGAGGAGGATGTTTTCTGGAGATACGAGAGAAACTCGTTAAGTTACTTAAACTGCATAAAGTTGGGCAAATCCTGTCCAACTTTATGCGATAATATTTGTTATTGCTGTACCGAGGCCCCTGTGTTTCCAATAACCATTGGTGACCAAGATATAAAGTGCTCGCTTAAAACTAAAACGTACGTCAAAATAGGCGATGAATGTGCCATTTGTTTGGATAATATCATACACAAAAGCAATACTTACTTGACTGGGTGCGGACACTCTTTTCACCGATCGTGCTTGTTCAAAGTACTTGAGACGCGAAGGAGTGAAAAACCATTAAGTATTTTAAAATGCCCTTGTTGCAGATGTGGATTAGGTACTCCGGAGTTTTTAGAAAGATACAATTGCGAAAGCGGTGGTCTTGATAAATTGGAGAATTTTTGGTTAGTAAAAGACTTTATTATTCCAGAATACTGCCGAAACAATACTCATTACCTTGGTATGAACAAAGACTGTGATACTTGTGTAAAGTACAGGACTTTCGGAATATAAGAGAGAAACATAAATTCTCTCTTAAAAAAATCAAAATATATTTATAAAAGTATTTTTAATTATCATATTTTTATAAAAATGGAAAACAACGACCATTACGTCATTAACCCAGAAGAATGCGTCAAATTAAACCCGGCGAGTCCTTTTACTTACAAGCAAGCTCAAGTGTTTTGCAAAGATTGTAATACCTACCAAAATCTAACGGCTAACAATTCACACAACACAACGCCAGCATTTGATTTTAAAAGAAGTACTTACTACGGTTCATGTTTGACAACAGAATGCGAACTTAAGATTGCCGAAACGGCTAGGGAAAAATTAAAAGAAAACATATGGTTCGCACAAGAAAGTTATTTACAATCCAGATGCGACCGAGCCGACGCAACGTGTAATTTATCTAGTGTAAAACATGGTATACGACCTGGGACAATTGAAGACGCAACTACAGAATTAACGGAAACAGAACGTCGAGAAGACGAAACGTACAATGCGTTGATTACATTAAAAAAAGAGTACTACACAAAATATTGTGTAGTTAAATCAAATGTTTAAAGTATATATAATTTAATTTTTATTTGAATGTTTTTTTGTTATAAAATATCTCTTAATGCGTTCATCTTTTCTTCCGACAACTTTTCAGGAAACTCGACGTGAAAATGTATTAACAAATTGCCAGTGTGGGTTTCCCGCGTTAAACCCATGTTTGGTATTACTTTTATGTACTCTGGCGGGATGATATTCCCACTATTATTATTTAAAGTGTATGTTTTACCATTTACGTATTTTAATTCAAAACTAAAACCACACAATGACTCCTTAAGTGTAATATTTTTGTTTATTATTAAATCTAGACCTCTTCTCTCAAAGTGTGTATCATTATTAATCTTTACAAATAATTTAATATCTCCCTTACAATCTTCGCTGTTTATATTGCCCTTATCACGCAAAATAATAATTTCGTTGTCATCAATTCCTTTTGGAATATCCACATAAATGGTTTCTGCTTCTAATATTTTGTGCCCGTGTTCAACAATAAATCTCTCTATTTCAACCGGAAGTTTTCCTCCTGATAAAACTAACTCCATCGTAATAGTAATAGTCTTAATAATTGGGGTGGGTTTCTGTAAAGCCTGTTCAAAACGCATGCCGGGACCCATTCCTCCTGAGCGAAATACGTGTATTTTTGGGTTACTACCTCCAAATGCCCCGCTTCCTCCAAACAAAGGCCCACCTCCTCCTCCAAAACTTCCTCCAAAAATAGCACTCAATATGTCATCCATATCTTGAAACGGCATATCTTGTGCACCCATTCGCATACATGGATTCTTTAACGAAAAGTCATACTCTGATTTTAGTTGATCATCGCTAAGCGTTTCGTATGCTTCGCTTATTTTTTGAAATTTAGTAATGGACTCTAGATTTCCACCTGTTTTATCTGGATGGAATTTTAGTGACAGAGACCGATATGCTCTTTTAATTTCTTCTTTGGTAGCAGAATCGCCTAAACCTAAAACATTGTATAAATCAGACATTTTAATATGTAATTGCAATAATATTATTTGGCGAGTTGTACTTAATATGATATTTAAACAAATTAATATATATAATACATATATTGATGAGAAAAACTAAAACCCTAAAAAGTAGAAAAACGACTTTGTCTAAAAAAAAACTACGCAAATCCAAAAAAAGAAACCCGTTGAAGAGGATACAAAAGGGCGGTTTTCCCGATGACGAATCATTATTTTATCTAGTAAATTTTAGACGACATTGTAATAGACTTTTAAGATATTTTAACTCCGAATCATTTTTAAAATTACAAAAACAATTGGATGAGGGTTTGTATAATGAAAGATTGAGGCTACCCAGCGGACAGTATTTGCTTATGTTTTTTAGAGCACTTTTAACATTTAAACGGGATTTTGAAAAACTTTATAATGATACGCTTCAGCGAGGTGCTGAAGCGAGATTAGTGTTTCAAAAATATGGTTTAGCAAGTCTTCTAGATTACAGCAGTAGAGAAAAGTTTGCCTTACAGGAAGCAATAGATAAGACTCACATCATTCATAATTTAATCAGAGAAAATGAAACGCCAGATCATACGTTACAAAAAGAAATGGAAACAATCTGCGGGAGTAAATTAAGACATGATTTGAAAAGAATAATGTTAAAATGTCAGACAATTGAAATGATGATTGAAATATATAGCATCGAATTTCCTACAATTATTCCTAATTTAGTTACTGTAACCATTGTTACTCCTGGCACTCCTGCTGCACCTATGGACCCAGAAAAAGAACGCTTCGGCACTTCTGACGCACCTATGTTTTACAGTGACTCAGAAAAAGCACTCTTCCAAGAAAAAAATCTTCCTAAAATTTTAGCAGCAGAAGAAGATGATTAAAGAAGAAGTATGAGTTTTGTATAAAATATATAAAACAAAAAAAACAGGTATAAACATTTACTTATTTACTTTTATAAATAAACCTGGATTCAATGGAGCATCCCCCAGATAGACTATTCATTGATAAGTTTCAACCTATTTATTTTAAAGATTTTGAAATTGACCAAGAATTCATTAGTGTTTTCAACACGTTGATATCTATTGACAACTTAAATATATTATTAGTTGGTAATATGGCAACAGGTAAAACATCCATCTTAAATGCGATTGTGAAAGAGTACTATGGCACGGAAATCAACCACAAACAAATTGAAAATAACGTTTTATATATTAACAGTCTCAAAGAACAAGGCATTAATTACTATAGAAGTGACGTAAAAACATTTTGTCAAACATCTTCGGCTATATTAGGGAAAAAAAAATTTCTTGTATTAGATGATGTTGACCTTGTAAACGAACAAAGCCAACAAGTATTTCGAAATTGTATCGATAAATATAGCCACAACGTTCATTTTGTCTCTTCGTGCGGAAATCCACAAAATGTAATTGAAAGTCTTCAGTCTAGATTTATTATCATAAAAATCAAACCCTTACAAAAACATCACCTCGTCAACATATTAGACAAAGTGAAACGGGCGGAAAACATCGTTATTGATACAGAAGCCGAAGATTTTATTCTTAACATTTCAAATAATGCCGCCAAGTTACTACTAAATTACCTTGAGAAATTTAAATTGTTTAATAAACCGATTACTCTTAAACTAGCAAATCAATTATGTACCAACATAAGTTTTATTACATTTGAACATTATACTAACTTACTTAAAGAAGAAAAACTACAAGAAGCCATACAAATAATATACGGCGTTTTTGATAAAGGTTATTCTGTGATGGATATACTAGATAGCTATTTTGTGTTTATAAAAACTACAAATATTTTGAGTGACGACCAACGATATAATGTAATACCAATTATTTGTAAGTATATAACAATGTTTTACAATATTCATGAAGATGAAATCGAACTAGCTTTGTTCACAAATAATTTGATTCAAAGTTTTAAAAAAAAAGCATAAACAATGAAAATAAATGTTTATTTTTTATTATTTAGTTATATTAGTTCTGATGTCTTGCCAAATATTTAAGAATCAAATATCGCAAGAAACCTTGTTTGCTTTACTTAATGACTTGTGTATACAAAATGAAAAAAAATATTATATTTTTAATAATATTTCATTTAAGAAAGGGGTTTTTAATAACAGATTGGTAGAATTTATTGAAGCGTGCCGACCAAGCTATCATATATCTAAAAGAAAATACTTAGACCGTAAATTGTGCTACAGCGGATTTACTACTATATTACGGCAAATATGTAAACTGAATCAAATTATTTATACATCTAAAGTTATATATGATAAATCAAATTATGATATTGTATATTACATTTATTGTTAAAAAAATGACTAACGCCTCTTTTTAGTCTTGCTGCTAGCAGGTGACTTGCGTTTAGTTTGTCCCTTTTTTAAACTCGCCTGGGGGGCATCGGTGTCTTGTACGTCTTCGTTGTCAAGGGTGTCAAACTCTTCGTCCTTTAAAGATAAATCCGAATCGCTGCCACTATCACTTCGCGACTCATCGTCATCGTCATTATCATATTTACGCTTGCTACTAGATTTTTCAGAATTGTACATAAATAGTCCTAAACCACCAATAGCAAAAACGGTGGTTGCAATTAACAAAGAATTCAATTCACTACTATTATTCATTTTATATTCATTCATTATACAAAATTAATAATAATTATACACATTTCTTAATATACCCAACATTTTTTTTAGGGTTTTTCCTTTGTATTTTAAACCATCGTATCCACATAACTCAGTTTCTCTACTGACTTTATTTTCCAAATAGCCAAAGGTAATATCGTCAGAATTGTCGCATAAATTTTCAACTGTGTACAACGTATACGACCACAAGTTCTGCTGACACATCACTGTGCTAATAAAATCGGCTAGATCGCGTGTGCTGTTACAATAATAAGAGTGCGTAGTCCACTCACCTTCTCGTTTTGTGCGGACAACAAATGTTTCATTATTTGAATCATATAAAACGTACATACTGGCGTCCATTTCATAAGTTTCGGAATCACGCTCCACGATACGTAACACTAAACAGTCAGTTGGAGGAGGAATGTTTTCATTATGAGGAATGTTTTCATAAATAGTAGAAGACATTTTTTTTAAAATCAGATAATTATCATAAAGTTACTTATTTAAGTAGGTTTATAATATTGTATTTTTTTATATGACACAAGTAAAGTACTCCGACTTACTTTTCAGTGAATTGTTTTCTTTGAACATTGTCGCCCAAGTTGCCCGGTTTTAAACCATACAACACCGGAACATTTGGAGTTTTCCAAAACCCAACCCAATCAGGGTTACTCTCAACCGGCTCTAAAATATTGCCCTCTTTACCTAAATTAACCAGAAAATAATTACCCAATATAGTGTCCGACTCCAGAACCTGTTTTTGACTTTGTCGTGAAAACCACTCGTACTTACGCCGGCTCTGTATTTCTTTTGCCGGAATCCAAATGCCATACGTCTGAGGATACAAATTTAAGTATTGGTTCGACATTAAATCTTCCAACTTAATGGGCGTATCTTCAACCGTTTTAACCCCAACGTAAATACCTGAAATAAAATTCATGCGTTTCTGACTTATTTTGGTATTGCACCATCGGTCAAAATCTCCCTGAAAATGACTGTGAGCAGTGAAATCCGTGGAGACAGTTCGTTGCATAAAATCAATTAATTCTCTTAACATATGGTTTCCCTTGGGGGCCCCGCAAAAATCTAGCGACGGATAAAAATCAAAATTCGATGACGTTGTATTCTTATTCAAATTCTCGCACAAAAACATTTTATCATTGTCGGTTCCTTTTTCATATAATCCTTTCAAGTCTTGTAAACAAAGGAAAGAGAGAGGGCAAACAAGGCCCCCATACTTGTGTAATAGTTTCATCATTCCTAGTTTTCTGACGTTGTCAATTATAGGACTGGAAATTTTGGTCATATCGATTTGAAACTCTGGAATAAGTTTTTGAAATGAATGGTCATCAATCATACAAATTGTAAAACTCTTGTCACACTTTTCAATAATAGAGCGAACGGATAAAAATAGGTATGGCTGATTTAATTCCAAACTATTACGGGATCCAAATGATAACCAGTTCGATGAATTTTGTTCGTACGGTACGTGAAGCCAGAGGATGGGTCGTTTACTTTTTCCCAATGTGACATCATCTAATAAATAATTCTGTATAGCTTCCGAAGAATAGTTGTCTTCTTCTCTCCTTCGTTTGTCTTCAAATCGTTTGTATAAAAATCCTAAACCAAATAAAACTATAATTAAGATAACAACATTACTAGCCGATTTCATATTTTTATATATTACTATATTTTTAAAATTCAAAGAAATCATTATTTGAAAAGAGTATGGCGAAGGAATTAATATGGAATATCCCTGATATTGACGAATATGGTCGAGTTGTTAGTGTGTTAGGTGGTGGCAGATACCAACTAAGATGTTTCGATGGTATTTTAGTAGAGACAAGGTCTTATGTGTGGCCTCTTGCGCCGAATGAGTCTTTGTAACATAGGAATTATTGTTCAATTCAAATAGAGAGAATTCCAAGGAGATAAAGCCGAGATATCGTTCGTAAGTGCACAACCGATGAGGCACAAATTTTTGGGTTCCTGGAGCAGTCGTATTTTTCATTTTTGTATACTTTTTTGTAAATATATTATGTATGTTTGTTTACTAGTAATTTTAGTACAAAATGTTGGTGTTTAATTATGAGCATATAAATATAGTTTTAAGTAAATTATATTTATTAAATTATACATCAATAAATCATTCCATAAAAGATATACGTATACATATATGTTCTCCTAACTTTAATGTTTTCTACGTCTATGTGTTCTTTTTTGCCTGCGTCGTTTATGTGTTTTTCTAATACGTTTACCAGTTCCTCGTCGTCGGCGTTTAGTTCCTCTTCTACCACCTACAAGGTCGTCCCGACTTCGAAGAAAAGTTTTCATGCTGACTATAAGAGAAAGTAAATTGGTCTTTATTTCTTTTTTTTCGTCTTCACCCGGGTAGTAATCATCTACTTGTTTACGCAAGTTATCTAATCTTTCAACCTGAGCATCTCGGTCGGTGCTTGTTGCTGAATCCATAGATATCTGACTGAAGGACACCATGAAATCATCCAATTTGTCATTAAACTTTTTTAAACGATAAGCTCTCAAGTAATCAAGACTCTTCTTTACAAGAAGTACAAAAGTTACAAAGACTGCTTGCATACCATAAACTCCGCCAGGAAACCCATCGATCTTTCTTTTTATTTTTTCATAATACGAATCCCAGTTATTTTCGTCATCAAAAACAATTGACAATTGACCCATCTCACTCAACAAATCCTTATCATAACCAAAATCTGCGTTCGCGTAAGAATTGTCAGATTTAATGCCAGCTTCGGACCCCCAAGCAGTTGTTACGTCCGGTGCTGTGTAGCCCGACGACGTGGTAGTAGTTCTTGGGATAAGGAACTTGTTCACATTGGTTCCGTCATAACCTATTGGCATGAAGTTGTTGTCCTCACTCCCAGAAACACTGACACTGGTATCATGAACGTAACCATTTGGAACAAAATTATACCCGGAGGGTACAGCATAATTATTTGGTTGCTGGTATCGCGGCGGAACAACTACGTTATTCATTTTTTTTATGTTATAATTACACTGTATATTTTTATATTTTTCTTAAACTATTTTTCCTAAACTATTTTTACGTTCTTCACTAATTAATTTTAACAAACGTATTTTTGTCATTTCTTTAAGTGTTTTTTTTATATATGTTTCGTAGATCCTCGATTCAACATCGTTGAATGTAATGGCTAAACGCATATCGGACAAAACATCCAGCTGCGTAAACCCTATGCTTTCACGTAACAAATATTTTTTACCCGACCCATATTTTTTATCGATCCGGGTTCGCCAGATTGTCAATTCCGAATTCATACATTTTCCATTACCATTTTCGTTTCGTATCGCATGAGACGCAACTGTACCGTAGCTTAAATAATACAATAGGATTTTAGATTGAATCGCATAAGGCAATTTCAAATAAAGATTTATAAAATGGGAGGTCATTATTTTATAATGTTTAATAAAATAATGATTTTATATTTAATACGTTTTACCACTCTATTAACAGTACTCTACAATTCGGTTCCATTTTGTATCCATTTCTTACACAATTCGCACAATACGAAGGCGTGATGTTTAAATTGGAATCGACCAAAAAGGATTGTAAACGACCCAATATCTCGACGTCGGAAAAATCCTTGAGTACGCTGTCTTGTAAAAAGTGGTTGTTGTCGCATATAACCTCCTTGTACTCAATTCGGCTGATCATCTCGGAACGAATTACTTCTTCCTTCACATCGCGTACAGCATTTGTCAACCTTTCATCCCTAACCCTTCGCGACAAGCCTCGCAGGTCTTCTTTTTTAAGCACAGAATACTTTAATAAATTACTAACAATGTCAAAGGAAACAACTCCCACAGCACATAACAAAAAACAAATAAAAGTTCGCATTGTTTTTATTTTTTATAAAAAAAAATATTGGTGTATATTAAAATCTAAAAAAAATATGTTTCGAACTAAGACTTTACCGAAGGCTTTACCAATTGCTTTTTCAGCAGTTGATAGTTATCACTTGAGTTCTGGGCCTGACACAAGCACTACAGATAGAGTAGCAGCAATTGATAATAATATTCTTGCAAATAGAAAAAAAATTAGTGAAAATAATGACAAAATAGGAGAAATATACAAGGAAACAATGAGATTATATGACGTAGCCTACAATCAGTGCGATTTCTCTGGAACCGGACCTCAAACAGATGAGTGTTTTAATACATTAGACAAGGGTAGAGAACAAGTACTATTTTTGTTGCAACAAGCGGATGATGTTACAACACGTTTGAGACCAGCAGATACCGGAATCAAGTTAAATGATGACCGGATAAATATTATGAAATTAGTGTTTGAATGGTTTGATAGTGTAGCAGCCAGAGTACGAAGTGAAGGTGGGCGAAAAAGACGGCCAAGAAAAACACGTCAACGACATAAAAAATACCGACGTACCTCACGTAAATATAAAGCATCGAGTAGAAAAAAAATGAAACTCTAGTTTTTTAGTTTTAACAACGACCCCCAGAAATCCGCCTGTCCTCGATTCGACGCTTCCAGTTCTTGTGCTAATTTAAAGGCTCTCTCTGTTGTTTGAATTTCTTCATGCTTACTTTTATTGTTCAAATATTCATGAGCCTGTTGTTCACTTAGCGGAGTCATGTCTTGACTGCTTCGATGACTTAAATATGACTCTACATTATTAAATTTTGGAACATTGTTGTAATCTTCAACGGTTACCGGAATTACAGACTCGACATGAGCCTTTCTTAAATCTTCGTATTGTAAAGTGCTAAACAACCCAGAACTATAACACTCGGGTGCGGTTCCAGTTAAATCACAGCCGATGAAGTTAGAATTTGAACTCGTTTCGTTTATGCCTCGGTGAACAACTAAAGACCTCACATGCTGTTTTTTCTTCTCCATTTCTTCCCCAATTTGAGCGTGACTTATTTTTACTTCTTCGTCTATGTCTTCATTTGACCTTAGCCAATCTCCGTACCCCCCACCGTCTTCTTCGTTTACAATACGACCTTTTTCAAATTGTTCGTTAAACCAAGTATTAAAGTTCTCTCCTTTACTGATTTTATTATTGCTTAGGTATTCTTTCAATATAAGTTTCCGGTCGTCTTCCATTATTGCTAAAAGGTCTTCGTACGATTGGTACTCAATTGGGTCTTTTGATTTAAATTGCCAAATAAAATACAACTTCTTGTAAGCTTTGGAATAAAACCGAAAATAATCAGCGGATAATTTTGATTTATCTGGATGCGTCATTAAAACAATCCTCTTTGCCTTTTGTAAATCTTTCTCAGTAAAGTTTGTTTGAATAGAAAATAAATTTAAAATATCGCTTAAATTGTAATTTTCTATATTTAAATCTAGGGTCGTACTCATTTCTTATATAAATAACGAAATTATTTATATACTTTAAACCCCCACTAATAAAATAAAATAATTAAAATATAATCTAAAGATAATTTTGGAAAAATATTATAAAAAATGTCAGCTGAACAATTTGGTTACAAGTTTCAACAATATGTTGATACTACTACTAATTACAAATTTATTTTTGAAGTTACTAAATTATGCGGTTATGGCGAGTTCATGACTGTTTTTAAAAATCAAACTTTGCTAGAACTGTACTCTACTGTTTCTTACCAATTTGATAACCGTATAATTAAATCGTTGTTTTTCTTAAACGAAGACACCAATGAAAAAATCATGGTTCCTATTAGTAACACTATTCGTATTAAAGATTTCATATCAAACCATAATTCCGGAAGTAGTTTAATTATAAAGCCAATTTATCCTATGCCATGTAAAATAGTTTATCGGTTATACTTTGATGACGGACACACCCACGGAATTGAATTGTGCCACTTAACAACAAATAATATTAAGCAAACTTAATAGGCATTGGATATTGCCTAATAGCATCCTCCAGATGTTTCCCGCATCTTTTAAAAAACGCATGTAATGCGGCCGGTTCGCTTCCCGTTACAATATCATCTGGAATGTAAGTAGCATTACCTTTTTTATAACACAATAGTACTGGAATGCCGTTTACCATTTTTTTACTTTTTAAAAGAGCATAAAAGTCAAAACTTATGTCTACATCAATATCTCCACATATAACAGTGTTTGGCGAGGTCGCAAAAAAAGCATCTACTACGTCCTTTATTTTGTGGCATGGTCCACACCAACTAGCCCCTAATTTTAAAACTATTAAACCAGTATTGTTGCTTAGCAAATGAAAAAAAGCATCTCTGTTGGCAATCTCAGTAATAACACTTTTATTCATATTTTTTTACACTAAACATTTATTTAATTGCTTTGATTTTAACTAAATTATATATTTTTTAGTTTTTTTATATTTTAATCAGGATCTTCTAAATTATCTTGACGCTTGTCTTCGATGTATTCCTGTCGTCTTTCGTAAGCCATGTCATATAAAAATCCTGTCTTGCACTTTGAAGAACATAGCCCGTTTTTATCAAGTTTTGAATTTTCTGTGTTACATTGTTGACACAATGATGCAACTTTTTTGTCATACTGGAAAAAAATTTCACACTCTTTTGAACAAAACAAATGACCGTCTGATTTGTTTTCAAATTTGTTTTTACAATAACTACATTCCACAGCATCGTATAATTTCATCATATCGTAAACGTTGTTACACTCACGTGAGCAAAATGATTGTAAACAATCGGAATCCTTTAATTCATTACATACAATACAAACATTAGTTACAAGTTGTTCTGCCATAGTTTTTTATAAAATAATGATTTTATAAAAAATATAATATATAACGTTTTATAAAATGATTAAAATAATAAACAAAAGAAACACAAAAGGTTCTTTATTTCATTACGCTCATTTTGTCATTGATTGTTTGTACCCAGAAATTATTAATGAAATTTATAAGTACAACACTGTCGTTCGAATAAAGTCAATTGATCAAACGTTAGGAAATTTTACTAAATTTTACGAAAATGTAATGTCAAACAAAACAACAGAATTGCCGGAAGCCGAATTTAATAATATTCACATTGAACCTGTTATTTTACAACCAAAAGAACAATACATAGATATTGTAAGTTTAACTAAATTTAGAAATTATATTTTTAATAGATTTTCAATTAACCCAAATATTTACTCGGACAAGTATCCAAAGGTGTTGTTAATTAAACGTGGTGGTAGAGTAGAACTAATAAACGACCCTAATCTACAAAAATTAAATACAAATGTTACTAATGGCAAAGAGCGACGTGAAATAAAAGAAATTGAACGTGTTGAAAATTTCATGAAACAAAAATATGGCAACAAATTTAAGGCAGTCTACTTGGAAACACTGCCGTTCGAAGAACAGGTAAAATTATTCCATAACGCTCGATTAATTGTTATGGCACACGGTGCGGCAACTTCTTCTGTTTTGTTTTGTAAAAAAAAAACTACTATACTAGAAATTCCGTGTGGGATGAACTTTCCCTGGTTTAATAAATGTTTTAAATTACTTGACATAAATTACTTAAAAATAGTAAACAACCCACAAGTTATAATGAACTTTTTAAAAAGAATTATTATATTAAAAAAAATGGACTCCTCTTTTAATAATAAAATGTAGCAATTCTTCTTAACAACAGCTGACATATGCGAACCGCGTCTTCATGCTCAAAACAAACGTTGGTCATCGGGTCCTTAATTTGCCTTAAAATTATATAATGTTCGTTAAAACCATAATTTTTGTTCACAAAATTGCCAGTTGAAGATAAATAAGACAATAGCCCGCTGGTTGAATAAAAGGTTTTATTTATTTTGAGACTGTTTTCCGGTTTCAAAATGACATAACTTATCGGGCACAACTTTCTACCTCGCTCATTTTTAACGTTGGTGGATGGCTCCTTCAAATTACATAACTCATACTGCAGGTATCTGTTTGAAATATGGGGAATAAAGGTCTGTTCCATGTTTTATCAAAATATGATTATTTATTACTTGGAACCACAATTAAAGAAAATTGCTTAAAAAAAATATGAGTACAACCAACACATATAATATTTTTTATTCAAATGAATATTTCCAAGGATATTGATAATCAACGCTAATAATGTTTTCGCGATATTTTTGCTGAATAAATGAAAGACTTATCTGACACTCAATGCCACACATCTTAATGTGTTCATACCACAAATCACCAATTTCATTTGTTTTTTCGCACATTTTTCTTATGGACCACCCACTACAAAAATGAATATCAATTTTCTCTGAAAACCCACTTTTTATTTGAGTTTCAATGTACCGCACATTTTGTTGTTCCTGTTGTTTATACTTTGTAACACTCATCGCTAATTTAAATTCATCCCACACAGAAGTAAAAACGTCTGAAAAAGAATGTTTACTAAGTACTAATACTTTATTTGTATCGTTTGACAATTGAAAAACTAACTCATCCACTTTAGATTCTTTTATTTCCAATTTACTATCCAACCAACACAAATATTCATACATGGACAACTCAGGAAATTTGTGAGGACAACTTTTTAATAATTTAGTTTCCATCGAGTCTTCTTGATGAGAATTGTGTATCGGTATATTATTCATAAAAATGGCAATCCATTTTGTACCACACAATTGTGCCTGAATTTCACGATTATTTGTAAAAAAATAACAATCATGTTTTAAAGAAGGTAATGGAGGTATCATAAAACTATAATTACTTTTGCCTCCAAAAAAACAAGTATAATAGGCCATACGTTTCCTTGGAGCCAACAACTCCTTCTTACAATTCATATAATAATGGTACAACTTGTTCAAATAATCGTTATTTATTTTACACTTGTCAAGACAATATGAGTTGAAGACAAATTCACACGCCTCCAAACATTTTTTAAAATTTTTATTATTAAAACTACGCGTAATAAAATTATAAATCGGCGGCTCAGGGGAATCATAAATGTATTTATAATTTGTAATCATTTGATGATAATCCCCGTAATAATGTTCAAACAAATCCAGGTTCTCAAAATATACGGGACTGTACAACTGCTCATCTGCGTGACCATAACCTTTTCCCAAATATTCCAAAAACTTATTTATAATTAATCCGCACACTTCATACATGTAATGCTTGTTACCAGTAAAAAAACCGCTACACATACTGCACCTTCCCCACTTAAAATATTCTTCCGTGTTTTCAACTAACGTTCTGGGAATATAATCAATATAACACGTGGAAAATTTATCTCGATTTACGCTAAGACCCTCATCTAATCGAATTAAATTTTTAAAACCCATTCTCTCTATACAAAAATTTATCCAAGCAAAATGAGTTGACCCAAATGGATTTTGTAAAATTGCCTCACGCAGCATCACATACCTTGCCATACAAAATAAATAATAACTTGCCGTATTTCTGTTGTCAAAATAATAAGGATGTTCCTTCCTATTTTGAATTATCCTCTCTCTATAATCTCGAAAACAAATACTCGCATTTAAACAAATGTCGTCAAAGTCACGCACCACGTATCGGGTCTTTGGTTCCAACCAAGCAGGTCTTAGGTCCCGAATTTTACCCAGACTCTCGACATCACAATGAATAATCATATTGTGAGGCAACGAGAGAGTGGACAAGGAATGACTCATGTAGTAATCCTGATCTTTTTCACAAATCTCTTTGCTCGCATCCGGACACTTGGTCAAGTTAAAATAAGCAGTTACTAAAGTCCAATTGCTTACATCGTATTTGTTAAAAGTGATGCTTGGATTAAAAGTTACTATACCAGTGCCAGACCAATGCCCTAAGTCGGTCATATCATAACGGTATTTGTCTTCTATTTTATACCAAAAATTATTACGCATTTCCTTGAAAAACCAAATATCGTCGCACACAACAAACCCCGGATAATTAATATCTTTCAAGTAACTTAAAAAGGTTGTCTCCATGAAACCATTGTGTGGGTCTACATCTAAAAATATAAACGGACACGCTAAAATAAAGTTTGCCCATTTATCAAAAACTTCCTTGTTGAAAAGATCTTCTAAATGAAATTTTATGTTGCTTGCAGTTTTTATGTAAGGTTTCACCTGGTCAACAATGTCAAAACTAAAGACCGTGTTGGATGAGTTATAAGAGAGAGCCAACGAAGATTGACCCGCATGTGTGCCAATATCTAAAATATTGGAATTATTAAACTTGGTTGATAAAAAAGACAATAATTTAAAATGCTCTTGTCCAGATACTCCAAATATGTCAGAGTTGGGTTCACTTTTACAAAACGCATTGTAATAATCTAAGGTATTTAAAGAATCCAAGTCCGAGCGAGTAATGTTGTAATTCATTTTTTATTATAAAATAAGACACAATATGTCTTTAATACGTTAAAAAATGTGTTTTGTTTCATTAATTTTTACTAATCAATACTTCTTTTGCTATTTTTTTTATTATTTTGCCCGCTTTTTCGTCGTCGTTGTCTCCAGAACCACCCATTGCCTCTAGTATAATGTGGTTATACTGGTCACTTAAATGCGACGCACTAAAACGACAGTCTGGATGTTTTTCCTTCCAAGCAGGAATCATTTTGGTGTTTTTGCGTGCAATATGTCTCAAAGCCTTTTTCATTTTCGTGTTTTCAGAATCTTCTTTTTCCCACTTGTTTTCGTCTTTAACGTACATTGTTTCCCTCTTTAAGTCACTGCAGTGAACGGGTCTTTCGTTTTCTTCTAAATCATTCAATCCCTTAATTATTAGTTTTGATAATCCATTCACAAAACCTAGTTCACCAATGCTTTCAAGGTCTGATAATTGTATTTGGAGAGAATTAACGAAATCCATGATGTTCATCGCATCTTTACATGTCTCGTTTAAGAAGAAGTTTAAGTTAAAGGTCTTATTAAGGGTGTTGTTTACAGTTTTATTATTTGTAACCGTAGTATTTTTAGACAATTCTATTATGGATTTATTTTGTTCAAGTAACAAACTCTTAAATTCATTATTCTGTTTAATAATTTCAATAACTAATTCGGAAGAAATATTATTGATATCACTACATGACGGCTCAGTTACGTATGTTTTAGAACATTGTTTTTTATGAACACTTAATCCCGACCTATATTTATACTTTTTTTTACAGACTTTACAAGCATAATAATTTGTGGTGGTTTGGTCGTTGTTCTTACTCTGTTCGAGGGTGCCTTTATGCGTCGACAAATGTCGGCAGAAATTGTTTTTTCTAGAGGATACATAGTCACATGCGTTACAATTATAAAACTGGACATTTTTAGCCTGTTCCTGTTCCTGTTCATGCTCATCGTTTTTGACATCATTTTTGTTATCATTTGTTATCATTTTGTGTTTATGGGTTGATAAATGTCTGTGAAAATTATTTTTTAAAGAGCATCCATAATCACATAATTTACAATAAAATACATGTTCGTTATTTTGCTCGTCTGTTATCATTTGCTCGATAAATGTCCAATATATAAGATGGACATTTTTTATTCCTAAATTGTTTTTATATAAATATAAAAAATATATGCTCTTCTTTTTAAAAGTTTTATTTTTGGTCGCAGACCATAAGAATTTTTATGCAGCCAGCTAAGTTTTAGAAATATAAGTTTTTTTTCTTTCAAGATTATAATGGGGATTTCAAAAATGGACATTTATAAATGTCCATTTTGCAAAAGCTATAGGACTTTTGGGAAAA